AACAATGGATCTTATTATGGAAAAGAGATGGAAAAAGCGCACAAGGAAAAAAGAATTTGTTCGGTTCCTTATGACAAGTCTGTTGATGTAATTACAGGTTGGGATCTTGGGATAAGTGACACTACTTGTATCTGGTTTATGCAGTTGGTTGGTAAAGAGATTCATGTGATTGATTACATCGAAAACTCAGGTGAGGGTTTAGATTGGTATGTAAAACAGCTAAAAGAGCGTGAGTATTTATATGGAGAGAATTTATTTCCTCACGATTTAGCGGCAAGGGAGCTTGGGTCTGGTAAGTCCAGAGAAGAGACGCTGAGATCGTTGGGGATGAAGAATATAAGGATAGTTCCACGGCAGAGCGTTGGGGATGGCATTAATGCTGTTCGGATGCTTTTGAACAGGTGTTGGTTTGACGAGACGAAGTGTAAGCGTGGTATTGAGGCTTTAGAGGCTTATCAGCGCAAGTGGGATGAGAAGAATCAGGTGTGGTCGACTAGACCTTTGCATGATTGGTCATCAAATGGCGCAGATGCAATGCGGACTTTTGCTATGGGTATGAGTGAGAATTCAAGTAGATATAGGCATGATCTTGAAAAGATTGCAAGTGTTGCCGATACTGACTACGATATTTATAATTATTGATTTAGGGGGTCATGGATGAGTTCAGGCAAAAGTCCGTTTGCTAAGTTAAACCGTATGGGTGCTGAAAAGAATAAAAAAAGACTTATCAGCTCTGTTTCTAGAGCTGAGAATGTTGATGATATTACTAAAGGAGAACTTTTGGCTATGGCCCGTGGCTCAGGTTCAGGCAGAACCAGAAAGAAAGTAAAGGGTCTTCTTGAACAAGCGCAAAATGGAACTAACGCAACTTACAATGACAGATCAAGACTTCAGGAAAGTAGCGAGCTTTTAGCTGACCGCCCTGGAAGAAAAGGATTGTTAGGTTTTTAATGGAATATATACTTAAGCCGTCTACGATATTTTCAAGATACGACAAGCTAGATTCAGATCGTCAGAACTTTCGGTATACTTGGCAAGATATAGCTGATTACGTTCATCCGACAAGAAACGATATTAACAACTCCTACTCAAGTGGGGAGAAGAGAAGAACACATCTTCTTGATAACACTGGGATTGTTAACAAGGAATTGTTAGCCGCAAACCTTCACTCAATGCTCACTAATCCAAATACGAATTGGTTGCAATTCACAACTGGAAACCGAGACCTTGATCGAGAGGTTGTGGTAAATCGTTGGCTTGAGCGTCAGTCTGAGGTTACGATAGAGATTCTTAATGCTTCAAACTTTCAGACAGAGATATTTTCATTTTACGAGGACTTAGCAGGGCTTTGCACTGCGGGTCTTTGGATTGATGAGGATGACGAGATGATCGTCAGGTTCCTTACTCTTCACATAAACTCTTTTGTAATTAGAGAAAATCATAAGGGCTTTGTGGATGAGGCTTACCGTAAATTTAAGTGGACGGCGAGAAACATTGTTGGAGAGTTTGGCGAAGAAAAGGCTTTAGTTATTCCGATGATTAAAGAGGCTTTTGAGAAAAACTCAGAGCAAGAGTTTGAAATTATTCATGCCGTGTATCCAAACATGGACCCAAAACGACAAGAATCTAAATTTGACTTTATTTCTCAGTACGCAATTAAGGATCATGTTTCTAACAATGAGCCATTTGAGATTGATCGAAGTGGTTACTATGAAAAGCCGTGTATTGTTTCAAGATGGAAGAAATTATCTGGGGAAATGTACGGTATGGGCCCAGGTTGGACGGCTCTTCCTGAGATGAAGATCCTTAATGAGATGACCAAAACGACGATTAAGGGTGCTCAGAAAACTGTTGATCCTCCTGTTCAAATGACAGATGACGGTGTTGTTTTGCCTTTAAAGCTTATTCCAGGTGGAGTTAACTTTAGAAGACCAGGCAGTGATCCGATAACTCCAATCTTTGACAACTATAGAGTGGATTTTGGTATCCAAGCTATGGATGGTCATAGGATGAGGATTAAAGAGGCTTTCTATACTGATAGGCTTACGCTTCCAGATCGTGATCGAATGACGGCTGAAGAGGTTAATACTCACCAGGAAAACAACGGTCGTTTGTTGGGTCCATTAATGGGTCGCCAAGAGGTTGAGTTTTTAACCCCAACGATTGATCGAGTTTATGGAATTATTGAGCGTAAGGGGCTTTATGAGAGGCCGCCATCAGAGGTTGTTGAGTATTTTAAGAAGCAAAAGAAGTCCTTTGTTGAGCTTAAGACTCGATATAAATCGTTTCTATCTAGGTCTCAAAAGGCATCTGAGCTTAATAAGTACAGTCGGGCGTTTGAGTTTATTAACGCAATGGCACAATTAAGACCAAGCGTTCTTGACAATATAGACGAAGATGCTTTGCTTCTAGATGTATTGGGGTTGCAGGAAATTTCTCCACGAGTTATCAGGTCTCCTGAAGAGCGTGACGAGATGAGAGAAGCTGCGGCAGAACAGGCTCAGAAGCAGCAACAGCAGGCGGATGAATTACAACAGGCTGAAGTTGCAAACAAAGTAGCTCCGTTAGTTAAGTAGGTAAATGTTCGGTTTTAGAGAAAAGAAATTGTTAACAAAGATACGCGATTACAAGTCTACGTTTGAAAACGAGGCGGGTCGTCGTGTGTTTCACGATCTTATGAGATTTTGTAAGTTTTCCGATCCTTTTTGTCCTGGGAAGCTTGATAAAGACGAACTTGTTTATGCCGAGGGACAGAGAAATGTTCTTTTGTATATAATGAGGACCCTAAGCATGGATGCTGTGGAAATTGAGAAACATTTAAAAGAAGCAGCAAGAGAAAACCAACAACGCGAAATTGAGATCGAGCGTTTTGATTAGGGGGACACATGATTAGGGATTTTTTTAGAAAACAAGATGAAGCTGGGGCAGATGGCGGAGCAGGCGGAGCAGCAACTGAGCCACCTCCAGGGGTTGTTATTCCTGAGAATTGGCATCAGGCTCTTCCTGAGGACTTTAGAGGAAACCCGTCTATTTCTAAGTTCAAGACGGTTCAAGATTTAGCCAAGAGTTATGTGAACATTCAAAAGCAATTTGGCGATAAAATCATGGTTCCAGATCAGTTTGCTACAAAAGAAGACTGGGATGGTGTTTTTACGAAGCTTGGTAAGCCTGGCGCGGTTGATGGGTATGAGATCAAGTTACCGGAAGGGTTTTCTGAAGAAGAGGCTACGTGGCTTAAGCAGACGGCTTTAGAGACTAACTTACTTCCTAATCAGTTAGAGGGATTTTTAACTAAGTACAGTGAGAGAATGAACGCTCAGAGTGAAGCGCAGATGAATACGTTTACTCAAGAAAGAGCTGAGGCTGAAAAGGTTCTAAGAGCTGAGTGGGGCGTTGCTTATGACACGGAGCTTCAAAAGGTTCAAGGAGCTGCGAAGTACGTTTTTGATGAGGCTGCGATTGAGGCTTTAAACCAGACTGGACTTTCCTCGGATCCTAATTTTATCAAAGGTCTTCACAAAGTTGCGGCATTGATGAAGGAGCATAAAATAGTAGCTCCAAACGCCAATGGGTCTGGGTTTGAGGGGAAAACTCCAGCTCAAGCGCAAGAGGAGATCAACAGAATCATGGGAGATAGGACTCATCCTTATTGGAACGGGACTCATCCGAACAACAAAACTGCCGTCGACCATGTTCAGAATCTATACTCAATGGTGCACCAAGGGGCTGAGTAGCCCTTAAGGGTCTTGACTAATCTGCCGATACCAGTTTTGATTTAACAGTTAGGGACAATCCGTTCGGACCCCCTTTTCCCAGGTTTTTTATCGGACCTCTTTAGAGACAATCCAAAAAGTTAAACTAATTTTATTAACAATTTTTTGGAGGTTCGACTATGTCAACTCAGATCACAACGGCATTTGTAAAACAATACAGTGCAAACGTATTTCATTTATCACAACAAAATGGTTCAGTTCTTGAGGGAGCTGTACGAAAAGAGCAAGTTCGCGGTAACGAGGGTTACTTTGAGCGAATTGGTGCAGCAACTGCTGTAGTAAAGGCTTCTCGCCACTCTGATACACCACAAATCGACAGCGATCACTCAAGACGTAGAGTGACAATGCTTGACTATGAGTGGGCAGATTTAATTGATGACCAGGATAAAATCCGCATCCTTATTTCTCCAGAAAGTGCTTACGCGCAATCTGCTGCTTGGGCTCTAGGTCGAGTAAAGGATGACATTGTTTTAGATAACGCTGACGGTTTAGCTTACGGCGGTGCTGATGGAACAACTTCTACAGCTCATCCAAACATCCAGAAAGTAGCATCAATCAATGCTGCTGCATCTGCTGGAGCGGCTTTAAATGTTCAGGCTTTGCGACGAGCTTCAAAGAAGTTTGACCAAGCTAATGTAAACAAGTCGTTGATGAAGCACATTGCTTACAACGCTCAACAAAAAGAATCTCTTCTTTCTGAGACTGAAGTGACTTCTGCTGATTTTAACACGGTTAGAGCACTTGTTCAGGGTGACATTGATACTTTCATGGGTTTCAAGTTTCATCACACTGAGCAGACTAATGTTCAAGCTGGCGCTCTTAATTTTGCATACGCAACTGGTGCTGTTGCATCTGGTTCTGGAGACGCTGACACTTACGATAAAGTCGTTGCTTGGGTACAAGATGGAATTCTTCTTGGAATGGGCATGGAAGTTAAAGGCCGAATCAGCGAGCGATCTGATAAGTCTTACGCGACTCAGGTTTATGCAGCAATGAGCATGGGCGGAGTTCGTATGGAAGAGGAAAAAGTGGTCGTTATTCTTTGTAAAGAAGATTAATAGTTAGATAATCA